TTGCTCCAAGCAGTGTTCCTAACTCTCGTAACTTCGCTTCGGGGTCGCTTGGACTTAAAGGGCTTTCGGGTCTTGAAGAGTTTAAGGCTCGCCCCTTAGTATTTGTCGCTTATGACAGTAGCAGTCTTTATGACAACTACCGAGAAGAGATGAACTGGTTACAGAACTGTGGGCTTAATGTTGTTACAGATTTTGATTCTACGCGCTATCCAACGGATGGTCTAGTATACAAACTATGGAATGGCAAGAAGTTCAGAGAATTAGGACATACTGCTAAACACCCTCGTGGCGCATTTGCTTTTAAGGAGCAGGCAGCCGGTGTTGTTACAACACTAGAGGCAGTAGAGTGGCAAGTAGGTAAGAGCGGCGTCGTAAGTCCCGTTGCTATCTTGAGCCCTGTGCTGATTGGAGATGCCACCGTTTCGAGAGCTACCTTACATAATATTCAATATATTCGTGAGTTAGACCTCGAGATAGGCTGTCAAGTAGAAGTTATACGTTCAGGGGAAATCATACCTCGCGTTGTTAGACGCATAGATTGATTGCTACCTTGGAAAAAATAATACTTGACAATAATCTAAAAACTACGTATAATAGACTTTCAATTACAGAGGAACCACGATGTCAATAATCGAAGCCCCAACAAACTGCCCTTCGTGTAGTTCGGTGTTAGAAGATGTCAACTTTCTCTTATATTGTAGAAACGCATACTGCGGAGCTAAGGTATCTAAAATTGTAGAGCACTTTGCAACCAGTCTTAAAATCAAAGGCTTAGGCCCAGCTGCTATCCGTAAGTTAGACATACAATCTCTTGAGGAGATTTATGAGCTTACACTTGAGGATATCTGCGAAAGCCTAAACTCTGAGCGACTAGGCCATAAGCTCTTTTTAGAGATCGAACGCTCCACAGATGCACCTCTAAACGTATTATTACCTGCGTTTAGTATTCCTCTTATCGGGAAGACAGCAGCGGATAAACTATCAAAAGTTTGCATTGATATAGATGAAATAGACTACGATATATGCCGTCAAGCCGGTCTCGGTGAGAAGTCTACAGCCAACCTTTTACATTGGCTGGAGATGGAGTTTTACCAACATAGTATGCTTCCATTTAGCTTTAAGTTTGTAAGAACTGAGAGCAAGCCCGCTAATGCATCAGCAAATACTGTATGTATTACAGGTAAGTTAGTAAGTTATAAAACTAAAGCAGAAGCTCACGCTGCTTTGGAGGCAGTAGGGCTTAATGTAAAGTCCAGTTTGACTAAAGATGTAACAATCTTAGTAAACGAAAGCGGTATTGAGTCCGCAAAAACCAAGAAGGCCAGAGATGCTGGCGTTCAAATCGTAACCAACCTAAAGTTATTAACCGGAGAATAAATATATGTCAACTCTACCTAAGTGGAATGACGAGCGTACAGCTCAACTAACTGATTTTGTCGGTGGCGAAAGCCCCGTTTCTCAAGCTACTGTTGCAGAAGCAGCTGCTCAGCTTGAAACCTCTACTCGATCCATCTCTAGCAAATTGCGCAAGATGGGCTTTGATGTAGAATTAGCTTCTGCTGGTGCAAGCAAGTCTTTCACCGACGCACAAGAAGCTACTCTTGCAGCTTTTGTCACTGACAATAGCGGCGAATACACTTATGCTGAGATTGCTGGCCATTTCGATGGCGGCGAATTCTCTCCTAAGTCTATTCAGGGTAAGATCCTGTCTATGGAATTGACTTCTCATGTCAAGCCTGCTCCTAAAGTAGAGTCTGTTCGCACTTACTCTTCTGAAGAAGAAGCTATTTTTGTATCTATGGTACAAGACGGTGCCTTCGTAGAAGCTATTGCTGAAGCAATGGGTCGTCCTATTAACTCTGTACGTGGTAAGGCTCTGAGCCTGTTGCGTTCAGGTGAGATCGATGCTATTCCTCGTCAAGAAACTACCAAAGGCGCTTCTAAAGAAGATCCGTTGGCTGGTCTTGACAACCTTAGCTCTTTGACTGTTGAAGCAATTGCAGAAGCGATTGGTAAAACTGCTCGTGGTGTTAAGACTATGCTTACTCGTCGTGGCCTCACCGCTTCCGACTATGACGGCGCAGCTAAGAAAGAAAAAGCAACTGCTTAATCTTTCTCGCTATTAAGGTTCCTTAGTAGCATCCAAACACCCTCTGGCTATCCAGGGGGTTGTTTTTACAAATAATATGATTTCGGGAGAACTTCATTGAACATCGCTAGTGCCTTACTAAAGCAAGTGCTCGTCTGCCAGGATTTCGATACCTGGACGCAGACTCACAAGCGCTATTTGCCTAGTGAATATCATAGTCTTTACAACGTAGTTGAAAAGCACTGTGAGAAGTTTCATAAAATGCCCACGATCGAGGATCTTAAACTTGAGATTCGTGATTCAATTACTCGTGAAAAGCTGTATGCTGTAGAAGCCCTTCAGGTCGACGCAGATGCGTATATGCTTCTTCAGTATTTGAAGAACGAATATACTCAGAAAGAGATTCTAAACTCACTCGAAGATTATGTCGAAAACTCGGTAGCTTTTGAAGATGCCCAAGAATCGGTAGATCACCTCCATCAAATCGTTCTCGATATCGAGAGCCGAGTTGACTTGGAAGACCCACAGGAAAGTATGCAACATATTGACCTGTTCGAGCCTGAGGAAGATATAGCTAAGTACATACCTCTTGGCCTCAACGAAGAGTACGACCACGATATTCAATTCTCGCCTAGAGATTTGGTTATGGTTGGTGGTAAACGGGGTGCAGGTAAGTCAGTTATATGTGCAAACATTGCTAACAGTGTTTACAATTCTGGTAAGTCGGCTATCTATTTCACTATCGAGATGGATAGTCGATCTATCTTACAGCGTTGCTGTGCTATCGCCACCGGACTCCCTTTCTCACGCTTACGTACTAAGAATCTTAGTGTTACAGAGTGGGAGGTTGTTGCTGGTTGGTGGGCCAATCGTTTTGTGGACGGACAAGAGCACTTAATTAGGTATAAAGGACACCGAGACTTTGATAAGTTTCATCACGAATTACGCAACAGCTGCGAGCTCCTCCCGACTCAGCAGTTGATCGTAGAGTATGATCCTTCTCTTACGCTCTCGAAGATTCGAGCTGTACTGGATAAGAAAGTTAGACAGTATAATGTTGGAATCGTTATTGTGGACTATATTAACCAAGTAAAGCGTTCTAGTGTTCCTTCACGCGGTGGTCAATACGACTGGACGGAGCAGATAGAAGTTAGTAAAGCATTGAAATCAATGGCACAAGAATACGATTGTACCGTATTCACACCGTACCAAACAGACGCTAGCGGTGAAGCACGTTTTGCAAAAGGTATTCTTGATGCAGCTGATGGTGCATACACACTAGAAACCTGGGATCACGAAGATGGGTGTATTACCTTGAACTGTGTCAAAATGCGCTCAGCCGCTATGCGTTCTTTTACGTCTACAGTAGACTGGGAGACTTTAAAAATTGGCCCAGACTCAGCACTAACGCCACAAGAGAAAGAAGACTCTTCCCATAAGACCGGTGAAGACGTACACGATCTATAAAATAAATCTTG